ATATAATATCTTGTCCTAAAGCTTTAGATAATTTATCTTGAAATTCTTTTCCAAAAATTTTATCTACATTATTATCAAAAAATCCTACTTTGCCTAACCCTTCCCGTTTAATTTTTTTAGCAGTTAAATAAGCTATAGAATAAATTTTAGAGTTTTCTGATAAAGCAGCTAAAGTTTTTCTTTTGCGTTGTAACCCAGATAAATTAGTCCTTTGCGTTTCATTTTTTATAAATGTTCTATGACTTAAATACCAGGCTAAAATTTTAGCTACAAATTCTTTACTAACTCCAAGGCTTTTATATTGATAAGGAGAACCTGGCGATTTTCTAGAACCACTTTCTTTTCCTTTGACCCCTTTATTAATATAGTCATAGTATTTAGAAGCTGGATTACTATTTTCATAACCGATTGTAATAGAATAAGTATTACCAGTTTGTACTAAATCAAAAACTTGTAAATCAGCTAAATTACCCTTATCTATTTTTTTAGCTTTTCTTATATCGGCTGTAGCTTTATTTAAAAACTTTGTAGCATATTCAAACATAACAGCCTCTACAGATAATAATTCTGTCTTATTTTCTGCTATGTTACTACCTTTTGCCATATACTTTTCTACTTTGTTCTAAATCATGAGCGCCTTTACTTTTAATGTAAGCTAAAGCATTTAACGCCTGGATAGTTGGAAGCTCGTAAACTTCATCTAGTTTTATTCTTTCATGTTCGGATATGAGCGTAGCTTGGTAAATCCATCCATAGACTCGCATAAATCGCCCACTATTATCGACGCTTCTGCCTTGCTCATCCCCTTCTTCATTAGCTCCGTCTTGAAATAATCCGCTGAACTCTTTATCGATTCCGCGAATACTTGACAAAAAAAAACTACAGACCCGTAAACTTGTTCAAACGGCGCGCCTAGTAAATCCTGGGCATACTCGTCATGTTTACTCGCATCGTATTTAGCTACTCTCCAGCCTCTCCAAGTTAGCTTCATAGGCATAACCATAGACGCCGCGATTTTGTGTAGGTTCATCGAAACGTCAGTACCAAAGAATTTAGTTTCTAGGTATCTAGAATAAGGTAACTTACGAACGTCGTAAATACATCTATAACGCTTTTTACCTAATTTGATAAAATCTACCGGCTTAGGTTCTGGCGTTGTATCCGTAATAAATCTAATCTCCTCTAATTTTTTTGTTAGCTCTTTTAAAGTTAAAGAGTCTATTTGGCTTTCCGTTTGGTTGGTAAGAATTGCCAAAGATTTTACAGCCATGTCCAGTTCTGTGTAGTCTTTACTTTTTGCTAGTAAATTCTGCATCTGTTGCCATTGCCATATAGTTACATCCTTCCAGTTCATAATTATTTATAAATAGCTTTTACATAAAATTGTACCTACCAGTGCCAGACTTAAAGTCGAACTTACGCCAGGCTAAAGCCAAAGCGCAGACTGTATCGTCATGAAAACCCGTAGGAGCGGAATACTTTACGCCATGGGCGCTATACTGGTACTCAAATACTTCTAATTCTTCTTTTATTACTCCCTCCGGGTAGTGGATTCGCTCCTGGTGTATAGCCACTTGAAGCCCTAACATAAGTTCTTGTTTACTTGGGCTAGTAAATTTAAAGCTTTCTACGTCTAAACCGTCTCTTTGTAGCTGTTCTACGACTGGGTCTCCTACTCCGGTGGAGTCGATAAGCATAGGAGCGCGCGGTAAGTTTCTGATTTTGTTCTGAGTGCTAGCCCAGTCAGCTTGGAAGCGTTCGAAATAAGCCACATTACCGGCGTTATCCAGCCCGATAATTACCGTCCAGTCCGAATACTTAGCTAAGTCTATTCCGTAGCATTTAACGGGATTAGTAGACATAGCCGAAACGCAAGCGTTAATAGACCGAGAGCCAAACGGGTTCGCTGCGTTCTCTGCAAATTGCCCTAAATACTCCTGGTTAAATACGACTTCTGGAAGCTCGCGCTTTGCAGAGTCAATTTCTGTCGGGTCTATGTATGGATTATCGTAACTAGTAAAGTGAAAACTAACCCAGTCAGGGTCATCGTGTCCCTTCATAAAGAGCGCCTTAAAATAATTATTACCTCTAGGCGTAGAGATAAAAATAGCGCGCCCTTTGTAGTCTGTTAGCGTTGCTCTAATAGCTTGCTTCCATCCGTCCTCTAAGTCGGGAATGAATGCGGCTTCGTCGACCACTACCAGATGGAATTTATTACCGCGTAAATTGTCCAAGCGTTCGCCAGTAAAGAAGCGAATTACTCCCCCGGTTATAAACTCAAAGTATAAGTCGGACTCATTCTTACGGACTAGCTCTTTAGGTAGATTCCTAGCTAGCTCCTTAAAGAAAGTTTTAGCTAGCTGGTAGGTTGGTGTAATGTATGCGACTGACTTACCATTTACTGCGTCTGTTATTCCCATCGTCTGAGAAATAACTGATTTACCAAAACGTCTACCGGCATCGACCACAATAAAACGAGCCGGACAGTTTATTATCTCGGCTTGCTTTGCGTGTGGTTTGGGTAGCGTTAGGTTGATTTTTGCCATTACTCGGTAGGTCGATTCTCGTAGGTAATACTAATTTCTTGTTTCTCTTCTGTCTTAGCTCTATCTGTCCAGCCTAGTAAATTCTTAGCGTAGAAGATTCCTTTACCTTCGTTTGCTACTATGTCCGCGGCTAACGCTCTAAATATCTCGTCTATTTCTTTGACTGTTTCGTGTGCCGGGTGGTCTGCCTTGTTTAAGACGTTGTAGTATTGCCTACGCTTATAGAATTTTACGTCTTGCTTTGGCATCCAAACGAGCAAAAAGTACATAATAGTAGGGATATGTCGCTCGCGAATAATGCGAACGCCTCCGCTAGTAGGTACTTCCTTAGTAGATTCTAGGCAATAGTCTACATATTCCTGCGCTTTTTGAGTGATTTCTTCTAAGTCTAAATCGATTCTTGCTTTCATTTCTTAAATAATAGTGACCATTCCGTCGGTATGTCTATCTTTTTGTATAGAGTAAAGCCGAATTTAGATAGAAATTCTATCCATCCGTCCTCGCTTTTTATGTTAATATGCCCCCACCATGCGTCAAACTCTGGGGAAGTGTGGTAAGGAGTGCTACTTAAATACAAATAATCCGCTTCTATGCTAGTTAAATAGTCTGTTAACTGCTCGTCTGTTAGATGTTCAAAGACCTCAATACTAACTATTAGCTGGCAGTGATTCGGATAACCGCCTAAGTCATGCAAATTAATACCTCTAGACTTAGCGAAGTCCCGGTGGTATTTGTTCGGCTCTATTCCGTAGTAGTCTATCCCCTTATGCTCTAGGCATTCTCCTAGGGTTCCCATGCCAGCGCCTATCTCGATTACGTTTCTAGCGTAGTTCTTAATAATGTTAGCCGTTCTGTCCATAAGCTCGAAATAGTCCGGATTCTCTGGCGTTACTCCTATGCTTAATTCGTGGTCGAAAAACTCTTTATCAGTAGCGGTTAAATTTGATTCCATTACATTGAGTATTTTTATTGATTAATTCTACTTCTGTAGGATTATTATCGTAGTGAGTTCCTATGTTAAGTCGTCTAATAGTGTCCCACTTATAAGCGCCTCCAGTAAAATAAACTCTAGAGCGAGGTATGTTTAATAAATCAGCTATCTTGTAAACCTCAGCGCTTGCGCTACTTTGTCTTCTAGTAATTATATAAACAGTCTTACCGCTTGCTATAATTCTCTTAGCTAATATCTGACCTTTCGGCGTGTCCAGCGTGTCATCAAAATCAAAAGAAACTTTATTACTATCCGCAAACTCTTGACCTTGGGCAAGAATTGCCTGGTAAACTTCGACAGCTTTTTCTTCTGTTTCATAAATACAAGCGCCGGAACCTATGCGCCATTTTCCGTTTGAACATTTAATTACTGGCATATGAGTTTAGAGTAAGTAGCAAACCTTTCTTCATTAATTTTAAAAATGTCGTAGTGCTGTCTTACATAGTCCCCATTCGCTTGACCGTAGTCGTCTCGCATCTGTTTACTAAACGCCATTCGTCTAATATCTCGCTCCCAGTTTTCTACCTTAAAAATCGTAGGTATATCGTCATAAGGCGCGCGATTAAAAGCTAAAATAGGTATTCGTTTAGCTCCAGCTTCTAAGGCTTTTAGATTCGATTTTAATCGGTTAAACTTATTATCTAGCAAAGGGACTAAAAGCATATCTGCCTCCGCGTAAAAATTCATATAAAGGTCGACTGGTAAGCTCTCTAGGATTTTATACTCTAGCCTATTGTTTGCAGTGTATAAGCTAGCCATTTGTTCCCAGTGCCATTTGTTAAAATTATTCCATCCGCAAAGTAGCATCCTGGTAGAATCAACAAAGGATTTAGATTTTGATAATTCGTAGATATGCCTTTTTAATTGCTGTATGTCTGGGTAGTGAGTTATACTTCCAGTGTGAGCAATGTTTACTCTTTCAGTCTCAATTTTAACGGTTGTAAACTGGTCTTTATCAAACGGTAAAGCGTTAGGTAAAATAACGCAGTTTTTATTTAAGCGGATAATTTCCAGGTATAGCCTATTATGGGTAGTAGTTACCAGGTCAGCGTATTTAATATAGTCTTTAATAATACGCGTTACTCCTAGCTTTCTGTACGTGCCAGCGCTTAAGTGTTTATCAAACAGCTCCCAGAAGTCGTCAATATCTACGACTAATTTAAAGCCGTATTTCTTGCGCCATTCTAAAAGCGATAGTAAAGGCGTCGATTCTAGGAAACGATTTACTACTACTACGTTAAAGTTCTTTTCTTTTAAAAGCTCTTCGGTTATTGTATCAGTAATTAGACAGTATTCCTTAGCCATGATAGACAAAGGAAGCGCTAGTCTATGATACGTCACTCCGCTGTTTTGGCTTCCTACCGCGAGGATTCTTAGCTGGGATTTCGTCATTCGTTTGGTTGGTTGGTTGACTTTCGTAATTAGCCTTAAGGCGTTTAAGCATATCAAAGACGCAAGACCCGCACCAAGCATTCAATACAAAACGCTCGTCTAGGTTACGCTGGTATATTCGGGTATATTCGTCTAGTACCGAATAGTCGATATTACGAGTAAAGCCCAGGGCTACCGATTCAAAATTAATAATATGGAGTTCGCAAAAGTCGCGCTCTTCTTGGGTCATAATAATTTAAGCATTAACTGACGCGTTATCATTGCTAAGACTCCAGCGCCAAAAGCTACAGCTGTATAGTAACTTACTGACTCTGGTAATAAAAGCAATAGCCCCGCAGTCCAAACGGATAAGCAAGGTGTACAGCTAAAAGGTTTAAAATTTACTTTAAAACTTACGTGCAAGTTATTAAGCGTAAAGAACAAAGCAAAGCAAGCGGAGGCTAGTAGAGTTATCATAGCTTAAATAGTTCTTCTTTTACTAACATCCAGAAAACCAGGTCGTCCGATTTTAGGTTCTCGCCTATAATTACCTGAATAAAATACTGGGCGCATTCTTTAGCCTTTGCTTTATCTCCGCAGAAATAAAGAGCGTTATTTAAAAGACTGCTAGCTCTCTCGCGTGGGTTCATCCTTTAGCTTTAGTTTAATTGCGCTAATCGTTTTTACAATAGACATGTAAGGAATTTTAGTCTTACGGTAAACTTCCTTTTGGTTAAATCCTAAATCTACCCAGGTGTCTAGTAACTGGTTTTCGTACCAGTGTAAATCTTTTCTATTCTCTTCTATTAAATTAAATAGCTTTTCGCGTCCCTCTTTGTCGTCCGGCTCTTCGTTTGGTATGTTCTCAAACCCTTCTAGGCTCTCAGACTTTGCCCGAAAGTTCCTAAAAAAAGGCTGGTTCATTGTAGTAGACCGAATCATATTTAGCATACAGCGGACAAGCCAGAATTTTAAAGCTCCGTTTTCATACAGATTATAAAACTTGTCATCTGTAATAGAGCAAAGCGCTAAAAACATCTCTTGCTTGAGTTCGTTTCTCAAGCTAGCCGGTTGCATCTTACCTATAGCGGAGGCGATTTCTTTGGAGGTGTAAAGCTCCTGGGTTATTTCGTTCCGCGTTGGTCTCACTTCTTAATATATTTAAACAGCCGTAAAACTAATAAAAGAATTACTCCGGCTTCTAATCCTAGGACAAATTTAAAAACGCTGTCGTAGCAGTCTACTAATCCACCCATTTACCAAAGTAAAAGAAATTCTTAATACGTGCTTTTAAAACTTTAGCGATTAAATCCAGTAAGCTATTAGAACTATAGCGCCATCCTCTAGGCTCAAGCGCGTAATTATCAAACTGAATTTGTGGGACTATTTTTAAAATATGCTTTTCTAGTATTTCGTCTGTGCTAATCGTCGTATTAATTACGGATAGATTAAAACCTATTTGCTTTTCGTTATCGTAAATTACCTTTACTTTATACTGACGAAATGAACGGTAAAGCTGTGCTTTTAAAACTGGTATATGTTCTACCGCGTCTTTAGGTACTCTGATAATTAATATAGGTTTCATCCTTCGAATTTGTTTAGTTCTCTTTTTAAGTACCAGACTGCCTTCTCTAAATCCTCTTTCTTATTGCCTTTCTTGCCAGCTCGTAAAACGTATTTTACTGTATTGCCCAGGTTAAAGTTTAGCTCGAAGTTTTCTATAATGTCGATTACTTCTATTCCATTTCCCTGGTAGTGTGGTGGGTGGTTGACTGCTTCCATACTACAAAGTTTATATAAATTATTTAACTATTCCAAATCTAGCCCGTAGGACTTTAGTAATATACCTAGCTGATTATTAAGCGATTCCCTTTTAGTCTCATCCAGTCCAGCTATTTTAACGCCTAAATTATAAAACGCCATCATCGCCCGACTAGCATCGTCGAACTGTCCTACTACTTCAGCGCCTCCGTTTAGCTCTGGATTCTTTGGAAACAAAATGTTTATCGAACCTTCTAGCGATTTCATTAGCGCCTCGGTTCTATTCTTTACCGTCTGACGGTTTACCGGGTTACCTTGCCAGCCTTCGTCTATATGATTTATTAACGCCTGGCATAAGCTAAAGTATGTTAGTATCGCATGCTTATCTTTTTCGGGTATGTCTTTCATATAAATTTTTTCTCTAGTAAAAGTTTTTCTATTTCATTCCAGGCTTTATAGGATTCCATTCTATCGCTATAATTATACAGCTCATCCTTTATAATTTGACAAATTAATAAAGCTACTTTATGGTCGTCCAAATTAGTTTTACCGATATTAGCTTCTCCAATTTTATTCTGTAGCTTATGCAAATCTCCGAATGCGTATCTATCCATTTTGTTTACCAAATTTTAAAATCTCTTGTTTAACTTCTCCCCAATAATCATTTTTATGCCCATTGTCATAGTTCAAAATTAAATCGACTGCAATTAAGCAGCATTGAATAGCTAACTCTTGATTTATTCCATGCTCTTTACTACTTGTACTTGTTTCTATTTGATATCTATAAATCAAATTAGAAGCCCTTTCTTTTGGAGTTATAATTGCCATATTAGTTATTATTTAAAAAGTCCTTAATTCGTTTAGTTCGGTTGTAACTAGCTAGCGTCTCCGCGCTTTGTTCTTGCTGTAGGCGTGCTAGGTTTAAAGCTAGCGAATAGTTTAAATCATTGATTAAAACGCCTGGCATTCTTAGCTCTCTAGTAGGCTGTTTTAATTGCTCTTTAATCCAGTCAATAGCTTGTAACTCATTGACTTTAAATTTTCTAGTGTGCATTGTTCGCTTTAGCTATCTCAATAAGTTTATCTATACAAGCATTCTCTGCTCCTTCGTAGGTTAAATAACCAAGTAAAGTATTATCTTTTATCCATTCATTTGATTTAAAAATAACATCCCACGAATATCTATGACCTTTTTTATAAGATGTTGATACATCAATTGCAAAAATGCAAGTAATTACTATATCATTTTTCTCCCTAAACCATCTTAATACTTGTTGTTTAAGTGGAGCAGTACATCCAAGACCACCCATTAATAAAGTTGAATTTTTTTTTGTAGTAGCAGTAAATTTTATGCTATACAAATTGGGTATAAAAAATGATGCAAAACAATCTTCATCAAACCCTAATCCCTTTAAGGCTAATGCTTGCTCGTATGTTACAAATTCTTTTTCCATATTAATAAACTATGCTAAATTCTATTCTAGGGTGTTGTCTGTCAGTGAACTTACGCATTCTTAGCCCTACTAAATTCCTATCATTTCTTACTACGCCGTTAGCTTGCAAGCAGTCAAGTATTACCTTAGCGCTATTATCCAGGTCGCTACGGTTGTCTTTATAATAGACGTCTACGTAAAGCTCAAAAATACCTTCGATTATTTCCTTAGGTAATAAACCGGTAGAACGTATCGCATTTACCTGGAGTCTAAAAGCCTCCTCATATTCTACTACTTTCTTGGCTTTGCCTAAACTATTCCCCCGAATCTTATAGCTGTTAGCTTTGCTCGGTGGGTGTCCGTATATTTTTACTTTGTTAGTCGTCATTTCTTTACTCGTTTTACCTGGTCTTTCTTCATTACGTATTTACGTAGAATTAAGAATCCGTTTACGTTTTCTCTTATCTGGAGTCTGCCTCCGCAGTGGTGGCAAATATGATTTAAACTCAAAAGGTTACCGCATTTTTCCCAGCGTGCCTTTATGTATGTTTCCATATTTAACTCGCCACAAATAGGACAGTCTAATTTGTTCGCTAGTATTTTATTGTGCCTTGCCATAAGTTTTATTATAATACTCTTTTGCTGATAATTTACATTCTGTACCGTCTTTTACGTTATGTTTCCAACATTCTACAAAAGCTTCTTCTATTCTTGTTTTTTCTAATGGTAAAAATCCTTCTGCTAGATTAGCAGCCATAATAAAAAAATCAGATTCTACTTCGTCTACTTCCCTAATAGCTTTACTTAATAATTTGAATTCCCAAATTAAAAGT